AAGGACTCGCTGGTCCAAATGGTAATATTTACGTTGCCGCAAAACACTTTGGGGATGAAAACGATGCAAGCGCATCGCATGGTCCTCGTCTGTACACGGCTACAGTTGACACTACTGGCTCAAGTATTGCATTTTCTAACTTGACAGAACATACAGATGGTACATCGGGAAGTGGTAGCGCTGCCACCAGTTATAACGGAGGAATTTCAGTTATTGATCTTGGTGGAACTGGCAAATATCTCATGACCGGAGCAAGAGTAGGTATCGACACAGCAGAAATACATATCTGGGAACACGTTTCTGATACTGACTACAACCGACCTGCGACCATTAGTATTCCGGCTTCAGGCATGGGCGCTAATTATAGCTTTAGACTAGGCAGCAGCAATTTTAACTTTATAAGAACAGCAGAAAACAATGTTCTTTTTGTTTTTGGAGCCAACAATACCGATAACTCACTCGATGGCATTGGTGCCATGGTTTTAGCAATGCAATAAAGGTAAACTAACATGACAACACTTATCGCATCAGGAATGACGCTAAGGCTAGGATCAGGAGCAATCATACAAGGTGGCTCTGTACAAGCACCTCCGGCATACGTAGCATTTTCGGATAATGGAACCAACAAGGTTGCTAGATATGCTGGCGATGGAACTACTACACCAGTGTGGGAAACTACTTTATCGGATCATGGTACGGCATTGGGAGTAGACGTAACCAATCAAAAGATTTTTGCTGCAGATAGTAATGACATACTGACAAAAATAGACGCAGCTACTGGTGCAGTTGATTGGACCGTTGATGTTGGTGACATAGTAGATGGACCAAGAATAGCCGTTGATGAGAATGGACATGCTTATGTTGCCTTTCGTGGAAGCAGTGATGCCCTTGCTACTAAAAAAATCAATGGTTCAAATGCAAACACTATTTGGTCATCTTCTACTACATATGATGCTGGAAGGTCAACCATTTATAGTCAAGCACAGAACGCAGTGTATGTTTGTCACCAGGATGGACACAATGCAGGTTTGATAAAGTACAATGCTTCAACTGGAGTTGAAATCTGGAAAAAGAACTCTAGTGATACTCTTGTATCTAGCGCAGGCGCTCCAGCAAACCCGATTGATGGTGTATTGCTACCAGACGGTAACATTGCACTTGCTACATCTGGTTGGACTGGTTCTCAAAACCGCGGACACCTTTTTGTATTAAATGCCTCAACTGGTGCCCAAATAGTTAAGCAAAATCTGGTTGCTCCTCACTCTGGAGGAAGCATTGTTGCGGATTCAACACATGTCTTTATGTCAACAAGTGGGGCTGGAGGAGCCTATTTTTACGCATGGGAACATGACGGCACAAACTTAGTAACTAACACCAGTATTACTAGCATAAGGAGCATGGGTTATCGTGAAAGTAAGGATCAGGCTTATCTTGCTGATTCAGTCAATGGTGATCTTTTACCCATGAATGCAACAAGTACAAGCATCAACTTCGGTGCTTCAATTGGTAATGATGGACGCAATGGTGGCAGCTGGCCTATTCTCTTCCTTGACTAACAGGTAAACTAAATAATGCATATTGAAGAGTTGATGTGGAAAACAATAGAACCAAAGGATCTGTGGATACTTGATAAACTTATACTATCACGTTATCTTGGATACAAGTGTGGACCTGCTGGCACAAACGTACCTTACTCGGGTGAATATATAGTTCGACCATGTGTGAATGCATTTGGCATGGGCCTTGATGCTAAGAAAATATTTCTTGAGAAAAGTACAGACCATTTGCAACCTGGTACATTTTGGTGTGAGTGGTTTGAAGGTAAACATCTTTCTGTTGATTATGAATGGGGCAAACAGATACTATGTGTTGAAGGTTTTAAAAAAGATAGTACCTTTGTGAAATGGGATAAATGGGTAAAGGTGTTTGACAGGATGCCTTTACCTGATATTCTTAAAAAGCATTTTTACCATCAGAGATGGATTAACTGTGAGTTTATCGGAAATAATCTCATTGAAGTACATTTTAGATACAACACAGACTTTCAATGGAATAACAATGAGTATATTCCTGTGTGGACAAAAGATGTGACTGTACCTGCAGGTTACAGGTATGTTGATGATCCAGAACCAGTTGCTGGTCGTGTAGGTGCTCTTATCAAGTAGATCTATTATCAATAAGCAACAATGCTATTATACCATCCTACAGAGCAGTTGTCAATATTCATTTAGTGATATTTGATTTCCACACGTTCCATGATACTATTGATGCATTGTTGATAGGAGTCATTGAATGTCTAAATTTTATACAGCGGTTGAGAAACGTGGTAAGTACATATTTCATGCTTATTACGAGAATGGAATAAGAAAAACAGAAACCATCGAATACAATCCAGCACTTTATATCGCATCGGCAAAAGGTGAAACAAAAACACTTGACGGGATTCGCGTTGGCAAAATCATGCCTGGCAATATGAAAGAGTGTCAGGAATACAGAGAAAATAACTCAACCTATAACTTTCATGTTTACGGAAACACTGACTACATTGCTACTTTCATAGCAGATGAGTATCCTGATTATTGTGCTGCTGATATGTCAGTGATTAACATTGGTTATCTTGATATCGAAGTAGCATCGGACAAAGGCTTTCCACAGCCTGACGTGGCAGCAAGTGAAATCACAGCGATTACCATTAAACACTCAAATGATAGTCTTTTTTACACATGGGCACTCGGCGATTTTAAATCAAACCCTGACGATAACATAGTGTATCGCAAGTGTCGTGATGAACTTGAACTGCTTGAACTATTCATGCAACACTGGGAACACAATACTCCAGATATCATAACTGGTTGGAACGTTGAAGGTTTTGACTTACCTTATATCTTTAATCGTATTGACAGACTATTTGACTCTTCTGTACTGAAACGATTTAGTATGTTTCGTATCGCACCTCGTTGTGAAAAGAATAGACATGGCGACTTCATGACTAAAATCGTTGGAACTACTTGTCTTGATTATTTGTTATTATTTCGTAAGTTCGGATATTCATATGGTCAGCCTGAAAACTATAAACTTGACACAATCGGCAATCTTGTGGTTGGTGAAAAGAAACTGGATTACAGTGAATACTCTAACCTTCATCAGTTGTACTTAAACGACCATCAAAAGTTTATCGAATACAACATTAAAGATGTGCACTTGGTTGAACGCATTGAAGAAAAAGCTGGTTTGATACAACTTGCTCTTACTCTAGCACATAAAGCAAACAGTACTTATAACAGTACACTTGGTTCTGTGCGTATCTGGGAAACGTATATTTTCAACATACTTCGTCGTGCCGACATTGTTATACCTAATCCACCATCACATGTAAGTGATAGATCTATCCAAGGCGGTTATGTTAAAGAACCACATGTTGGTGCTCACAAGTGGGTTGCTTCATTCGACTTAAATAGTCTATATCCTCACTTGATTATGCAATATAACTTATCACCTGAACAGTTGGGTGACTTTATACCAGGTGCTGATGTTGATGACATTTTGAATGGAAAGCCTTTACCAAATATTCCAGATGACCATTGTTATACTCCAGGTGGTCAAACATCTCGAGTAAAAAGCAAAGGTGTATTTCCAGCAATCATTGATGACTTGTACAGCCAAAGATCTAAAATAAAACAAGAAATGTTGGCTGTGCAACAAGAAATGGAAAACAAAAAAACACCAGAACTTGAACGCATGAATGATAGGCTTAACGGTGAGCAAATGGCAATCAAGATTTTGATGAACTCACTTTACGGTGCAATGTCTAACAAGTACTTTCGATACTTCGATGCAAACATGGCTGAAGCAATCACGTTGTCTGGTCAGTTGACAATCCGCTGGGCTGAAAAACATGTAAATGAGTATCTGCAAAAAGTCATGAAAGATAAGAAAGATCGAATCATCGCAATCGACACTGACTCGATTTATGTCTGTCTTGATGACGTTGTTGAAAAGTATAAACATAATGAAAGTGATGAAGTTTGCTCGGCTTTTCTTGACAACATGGCAAAGCAAGCGATTGAACCTGTGCTTGAAAAGGCATTCCATAAACTTGCTGGTAATCTAAACGCATATGAACAACGTATGGTAATGAAACGTGAAGTCATAGCATCAAAGATGATTATCACTGGTAAGAAGCGATACATTGCAAACGTGTTGAACAATGAAGGTGTGCAGTATGCTCAACCAAAGATGAAGATTACTGGTATTGAATCAGTACGGTCATCTACTCCGATGTATTGCCGTGGTCTGATTGAGGACACACTTAAAATCATAATGAATGAAGATGAAGCAACATTGCAAAAACACATTGCGGATCATTTACAGATATTTAAGAAACTTCCAGTCGAAGATGTTTCATTTCCTCGCGGTGTGAAAGGTATGGAAAAATACACCGATGGTGATACTTATACTAAGGGAACACCAATACATGTACGCGCTTCCATATTGCATAATACTCTATTGAAAGATAATGACCTTGGTCTACAATACGAAAAGATACGTAATGATGAGAAAATCAAGTTCACTTATCTTATGATGCCAAATCCAATACAAGAAGACGTGATTGGTTTTAAGAATGTTTTGCCTAAGGAGTTTGGATTACATAAATATGTTAACTACGAAATGCAATACAACAAATCATTTGTAGAGCCAATCAACACAATATGCGCTGCCATCGGTTGGAGTGTAGAAAAACGCAATACTTTGGAATCATTCTTTGGTTAACTATATCGCTCTTATAACAGCAATCGCTGTATCTATCGTTGCTGCCTACTATTCAGTTGTTGGGCTTGTGTCAATCTTTGCTGCAGCAATGGTGCCCGTGGCTATTATGGCAGCAACACTAGAAGTTGGTAAACTTGTTACGGTTTCTTGGTTGTACCATAACTGGGAGCATACACCAAAAATACTCAAGGCTTATCTCATCAGTGCTATCTTCGTTTTGATGTTTATCACGAGTCTTGGTATTTTTGGTTTTCTTTCGAAAGCGCATATCGACCAAACATTGTCTACCTCAAACAATGATATTGAGATAAGCATTATTGACAACCAGATTGAAAACAAACAACTAAGTATTTCTAACAAAGAAAAAGTCATACAACAACTTGACGATATAGTTCAAACTCTTATAGATGCAAAAAGAATAAGAGGCCGTGAAGGTTCTGTTTCAATCAGAAAACAACAAGAACCTGACAGGAAGGCGTTGACAGATGGCATAGAAAATGATAGAATAGCTATACAGGAACTGCGTGTTCGCAAAAGTATTCTTGAAAAAGAACAAGTAGGACTTGAGGCTGAGATAGGACCTCTTGCATATGTTTCTGAAATGATTTACGGTGAAAAGCGAGTGGAAGAAAGTGTACAACTCATAATACTCGTAATCATTTTTGCATTTGATCCATTGGCAGTTTTGTTATTATTGGCAGCAAACATTGGTCTTGCAAAGAAAAACCGAAATGCTGCTACAGTGCTTAAAAAGATGGCGCAACAATTGAAAGGTAATAAAAAATGATAGATAGAGAATTGGCTGCGACTAAAGCAAAAATGAGTGAAATACACAAAGCTAGAAAAAGAAAACCTTTGTCTAAAGAAACGAAAGCAAAAATAAGTGCTACTTTGAAAGCAAGAAACCAAAGAGGAAATATTGATAATGAATCCTAATACATTCGACTTCGGGTTTAGCCTGGTTACAGAAGAAGAACTCGAGGCAGTTCAGGCTGCATCAAGTGTTGTACAAGCAACAGCACAAGAACTTGATACAGTTCAAGACAGATTAGATGCTCTTTACAACATGATCCAGCCGCTTTTGAACAATCTAAGTGCATCTCCTGAAAAGGACTATCTGTACTGGCCAGGGGCACAAAGAATCCAAAAGATTGAAGAGTTTAGTGATCAACTTCGTAATGTCTATACAGGAGGAAATGCGTGAGTTATTTTAGAAATCTGGTAAAAGGTATAAATGATGAAAACACAAGTTTCGCTAGCGACGGTCTTTCTGCGGGCCAGTTTACTGGTACCGTGGATAGCGGTTCATATATTTTTAATGCTCTTTTGTCTGGTAGTATTTACGGTGGAATGCCTAATAACAAGATCTTGGCATTGGCTGGAGAATCTGCTACGGGCAAAACCTTTTTCGCTTTAGGTATCGTTAAACAGTTTCTTGATGACAATCCAGATGCTGCTGTATTTTACTTTGACACAGAAGCAGCAATCACGAAAGATATGATGCTTGAAAGAGGTATTGATGCTGAACGTGTTATCATTTCAGAACCAGAATCAGTGCAGTCATTCAGGCATACTGCGCTGCAAATACTAGATAAGTACGGCAATACACCAAAAGATGAAAGACCGCCAATGATGATGGTGCTTGATTCTTTAGGACAACTGTCGACGACGAAAGAACTTGAAGATACTATGGAAGGTAAAGAAACTCGTGATATGACAAGAGCACAAGTACTAAAAGCAGCATTCCGTGTACTCACACTAAAGCTTGCAAAAGTACAAGTTCCAATGGTCGTAACAAACCACGTCTACGATGTTGTTGGAAGTTATGTTCCCACAAAGAGTATGTCAGGTGGTTCGGGACTAAAATATTGTGCATCACAGATCATCTTCCTAAGTAAAAAGAAAGATAAAGATGGTACGGAAGTTGTTGGTAATATCATTAAATGCAAAACTGACAAGTCACGCTTTACAAAAGAAAATAAGGTTGTTGAAGTAAAACTGCACTATGATACTGGCTTGGACAGACATTATGGTCTGCTGGATTTAGCAGAAAAACATGGTGTGATTAAGAAAGTCTCCACTCGTTATGAACTGCCAGATGGAAGCAAAGTCTTTGGTAAAGCAATTAACTCAAATCCACAAAAGTATTTCACTGAAGAAATCATGGAACAGTTAAACGCTGCTGCAAAGAAGGAGTTTACTTATGGTGCAATGATTGAAGATGATGCGTTGTATGAAGACGAAAATATTGAGGAGTTAAATGCTAATGTTTGAGATACTATTTGACGAATATAAAGATGAACCTGTTGCGAGGATAAGGTTAACAGAAGGCAAATTTTGTGATACTATATTCCATATAAATTACATTTCAGTTGAAAACGTTGAAGAAGAAGGTATAATTTCATTTGACTATGATGTTGATGAAGGAGTTATCCCTGATGAATTAGCAGAAGAATTTGAGCAAGCAGTCGGTGATGTCGTAGTTAAGATAATTATGGAGCAAGCAGACAAACATGGGAATGGAGAATGAAATACTATCGAACCTTATTCACAATGAAGAATACACACGAAGGGTACTGCCTTTTATAGATAGAGAATACTTCCAGGATAATGCTGAAAAGTACCTTTTTCACAAGATCAATAAGTTTGTAGAAAAATACAACACGTTGCCTTCAATCGATACCTTATTGATTGAAACGGAACAAGATGATATTGGTGAAAACTTACATGCGCAAGTAAGCGATTATCTTCAAACCATTAAGTATGAAGAAAAGAACATTGATTGGCTCATTGATGAAACAGAAAAGTTTTGTCAAGAAAAAGCACTATACAATGCAATCATGCAGTCAATCAAAATCATAGATGGTGAAGACAAAAAGAATGATAAGGGAAGCATTCCTGCTATCTTGTCTGATGCTCTTGGTGTTACATTTGATGACCACATTGGCCATGACTTTTTGGATGATGCTGAGCAACGTTTTGACTTTTATCAGCAAATTGAAGAACGTATTCCGTTTGACATTGAACTGCTAAACGATATTACAAAAGGTGGTTTGCCAAGGAAATCTTTGAACGTATTGCTTGCTGGTACTGGCGTTGGTAAAACATTGGCTATGACTCACATGGCCGCATCAAACTTAAATGACGGTCGCAATGTCCTGTACATTACAATGGAAATGGCAGAAGAACGCATTGCAGAAAGAATCGATGCTAACATGTTGAACATACGTCTTGATGATCTTGCTGCCTCAACGAAAGATGTTTACACAAAGAAAATAGAACGCATTCGAGGTGGAACAAAAGGTAAGTTAATCATTAAAGAGTATCCTACTGCAAGTGCAAGTACTGGACATTTTCGATATCTTATGAATGAACTTGCCTTGAAGAAAAACTTTGTTCCTGATATAGTATACATAGACTACCTGAACATTTGTGCTTCTATGCGAATGAAAATGTCTGGTAATGTGAACTCATATAACTATGTGAAAGCAATTGCTGAAGAGGTACGTGGTTTAGCTGTTGAAAAGAATGTACCAATCGTGACTGCAACGCAGTTAAATCGCAGTGGTTTTACGAACAGTGATCCTGGATTGGAAGATACATCTGAATCATTTGGTTTACCAGCAACTGCTGATTTTATGGTAGCATTAATATCAAGTGAAGAGTTGGAACAATATAATCAGATTCAAGTAAAACAGTTAAAGAATCGTTATAAAGATCCTGCTGCACTTAGGCGTTTTAATGTCGGTATAGATAAAAGTAAGATGCGTTTGTATGATGTTGAGCAACATGCTCAAGACGATATTGCTGACGACATACCAGTCTTTGATAACACATCGATTGGCCAATCTGTCAAGCGTGACTTTAAATCATTGTTTAACTAGGAGAAAATAAAATGGCTTTGAATGCACAACAACTGCAAGGTGTACTGAACTTAATTGAGGTTGCAACTAAGAGAGGTGCATGGAGTGGCCCAGAACTGAGTCAGGTAGGTGCTGTCTTTGATATGATTGGAAATGAACTGAAAGCTGTAGCTGAGGCTGAGAATGCACCTGTAGAAACTGAAGCTGTGAGTGGCGAAGTTTTGAAATAATGTTCTACCTTGACGTTATTGGAGGAAAGAAAAGGCAGAGGTCCGTGCTTTACGAGGCTATGGACTTCTGCCTTCCTCGTTTGTTTACAGAAAGGATGTTAAAGAATCTGTCCATTGAAGTTAGATTAGAAAATCTCGAGGACGTATTTGGTTATTGTATATGGGAAGACGATAACGTAAGACCAAGAGAATTTACAATACAAATAAGCAAACACATGGATAATGAAAACATGGTCAAAACATTATTCCATGAAGCTACACACATGAAACAGTATGCCTATAATCAGTTGAGAGAAAGATACAAAAAAGGACATGCACTATACTGGTTTAACGAAGACCATTCCAACACACCATATAAAGAACAACCTTGGGAAATCGAGGCCATCAAATACGAAGAAAGCCTTTACAATGTTTTTATAAATAGATGAAAAATGTTTGTATGGGTGTTCGGAATAAATGGCACAGGAAGGTTTTTTATACGAAGAAAATGTCGCAAAGGCATTAAAGAAAAAGAAATGGGTGAAATCTAACTACACTCCTGCAGGCGCATCGTCTAACAGACCAGATCTAGATCTCTTTATTGATAATAAAGAATATGGTTGTGAACTAAAAAAAGATTTAGCCTCTGCGGGTTCATTGGTGATTCATCACATTGGTAAAGGAAAATATGAATTTGGTGACACTGAAGGTAGTCCTGAAAAGGAGTTTATGAAAGGTCTAGGAATGAAAGCAGGCATTCTTAGAAAATTATCTTCTACCTGGGGTGAGTTGTTTCTACATAAAACCCGAGATGAAAAATGGAAGGCAATGGTAAGACGTTATGGCTATTCATTAAAGGAACGCTATGAATGGGACAGGGACAATGCAACGGATATATATTTTCCATTGCCAAAAAACACCATAAGTTCTTACTACAATATCAAATACACATATTATATAAACGTAGGAAGCCACGGATTCTTTTTATTGGGAAATAAAGATCCTGCCGGGTTAAACAAGTACGCAGATCCTATTATTCCTTTGTGGGACAATAATCACACTGCAATATTAAGAACTAGAGTTCAATCAAAAGGCGTAACTAAGGCTTCTAAAGAAGAAGATAACAAAGGTTGGCCTAATGCTGGCGCACAAGGTTATCAGGTCACGATGGAAATATCTTTCAAGTCTGTTTCCACATCTCCTTATAACATAGGACCGGTCGTTGGTAAAAGCGCAGTCATAGATGAAAAAAAAATAATCCTACCTTCATAAAAACAAATAAGGAAACTAAAACAATGTTATCATTCAACGAATACTTTAATTTATCGGAAGGTGGAAACATCTTCGGAGACAAGACTGCAAAGATAAAAAAGGAACATATTGATAGTACTTTAAAGTTTTATTTTAAAGAAATGAGTCGATTGTTTCCTCAAAAACGTTCTATCTTTTCGATGAGAAAGTTCAAAGCACTAGGTTCTGTAGGAAAGAAAGCAGTTTCTGGTGATATTGATTTAGCAATAAGCTCGTCGGATATTGTTGACAAAAAATTCTCAGATGCAGCAATCAAAAAATGGAATCTTGATCCTATTGCTGTTCAAGCCGAATATGCAAAACTAGCAAAGCGAGCAAGGTCAGCAACACCTGAAGCACTTATGATGAAGGCTTTCCTAAAAGAACTAGGAAAATATATCAACATGAACTCTGCGTTCATTGAAGTGGAAGAAAAGAAAACCACACCTGGTAACATGTTTGGTTATGCTCCACAAGTAGATGAAAGAGGTAAAAAGTTAGGCATCGGTGTTCAAATCGACTGGATGGTAGGAAATCTAAAGTGGCTTACTTTTTCTTACTATTCTGCAGCACTTCCTGAGCCAACAAATGTTAAAGGATTACATCGCACACAGTTAATGTTGTCGGCATTCCAAGCTGTTAACCTATCATTCAACCATGTAGATGGCGTAAAGGATAAAGAAACAGGCGAAGTCATCGCAACAGATCCTACTACAGCTTTAGACGAACTCTCGTCACGACTCAACTTAAAGCTAACACAAAGAACAGTTGAAAACTATTATAGTCTCAATAAAGCTTTGCGCAAACTACCAAAAGCAAAATACGGTGAGATAGTTGACATTTACTTGAAAATACTTGATCGAACAAGAGCTGATATTCCAGATGATCTGCATCAAGAGTGGATAGACAGAAAACAAAAACTGAACTTGACTGGTAAGTTCTTGCCTGATAACTCAGCATTAAGGAAACATGTATAATGTCTGGTTCGACCGGTGCAGACCGAGTAAAAACAAGAAAAGATTTTGCTACATTTGTCAGAAACTACACAAAGTTTCTAAAAAAGTATCCTGGCTTTGTTTCATTGAAGCCATCTGGTAGTTACAATAGCAATAAAGCAAAAACCACATTTGGTGATATTGATTTAATCGTTCAAATGAAAGGTGACGATAAAAAGAAAGTCAAGGCTGATTTAGCAAAATGGATGATTAAACAGTCTGATAAAACTATCGTTCCATTCACCTCTGCTAGATATAGCGGCAAACGAGCACTTAACACTGGCGAAATCGTAACTGTAAGATTTCATGACGCAAAACTTGGATATTCCGTTCAAGTCGATAATATCATATCACTATCAAAAACTGAAGCTACGTTTAAAGGAAACTTTTTAGATCTTCCTGCAGAAAAGCAAGGACTTATTTTAGGACTCGTTAAAGTTGCAACTGTTGAAACAGATCCAAAACAGTTATTTAGACGCATGCGAATAACAGGTGTACCTGAGTTGGAAGATCGACAGGAATACGCGTTTAACCTTTCAAGCAAAGAACTGCAGCTGCGTTTGGTTACGTATGAAGGTAATGAAGGATTTAAAGAAAAGAGCAGAAAGGTTGTGTGGACTTCAACTAACTTCAACGACATTAAAAATCTGCTATTTCAATATGACCTTAACAAAAGCTTTGAAGAACTAGTCAAAGATGTAAAAAGAAAGTTAAGGAATCCAAGAAGTTCAAAACGTATTGGTGGCATATTTAGATCTATGGTTTCGATTAAATCTGGTGAAGTCGGTACAGAAAAAGGTGCAGGCAAACAAGCAGCAATTGATTTAATCACTAAGACTTTCGGTGAGGAATTTGTAACGTTTCGTAATTTCTTAGATACAAAAAATTTTTATAAATAAACCATAAACCATAAAGGAGTTTTAAAATGAAAACATTTAAACAGTACTTATATGAAAACAGCCCTGCGACGGTATCTTCTGGTAGAGCTCAGCACAGTCTTTCCTCTTCCGAAAGAAAAGGCCATGCTAATTTTATGAAGAAGAAGCACGGGGTTACTACAAAATTCCATGGTGCTGACGAACTAAGCTATCATGGTCCTAAAGCAAATGTAAAGAAGGCATTAGGCAATCATTACGGCGGTGATCACGACCATGCTAAAGAAGAACATCCTCATATTTACGAAGCTATGTTCAGTGAAGCAATGGTATCTTCTGGTAGAGCTCAACACAGTCTTTCCTCTTCCGAAAGAAAGGGCCATGCTGATTTTATGAAGAAGAAGCACGGGGTTACTACGAAATTTCATGGTGCCGATGAGTTAAGTTATCATGGTCCTAAAGCAAATGTAAAGAAAGCTTTGGGAAATCATTATGGCGGTGATCACGACCATGCTAAAGAAGAACATCCTCACTTATATTAAAACAACCTTTAAAAAAACATAAGAGAGTTTTAAAATGAAAACATTTTCAGAACTAATGAATGAGTTTAAGAAGATGAAAAATGATCCTTGCTGGGATAACTATAAAATGGTTGGCACAAAGAAAAAGAATGGTAAAACTGTTCCTAACTGCGTGCCTGAAGAAAATGAGCTCCAGGAAAAAAGAAAAGGATTGTGGCACAACATTCATGCAAAAAGAAAGCGTGGTGAAAGACCAGCAAAACCTGGTGAGAAAGGATATCCGAAAACACTAGATATCGATGAAGCACGAGGCGAGGACAGCAAAGGTCATTTTCGTTCTACTGAATCTGGTGCAGGCATGACAAAAAAAGGTGTTGAAGCCCATCGTCGTGCAAATCCTGGATCTAAACTACAAACTGCTGTTACTGGTAAAGTCAAACCTGGCAGTAAAGCAGCAAAGCGACGTAAATCATTCTGCGCTCGTATGAGTGGTATGAAGGGTCCAATGAAAGATGAAAAGGGTCGTCCAACCAGAAAGGCCATGTCGTTAAAAAGATGGAGATGTTAAATGGCTAAGAAGGCTGTCATCACTTGGGGGCGAATGAATCCTCCAACCAAAGGTCACCAAAAACTGGTTGATACTGTAATCCGTATAGCGAGAGCAGAAAATGCTGATCCTATGGTTTATTTGTCTCATACGCAAGACAAGAAGAAAAATCCATTAGATTATGTAACAAAAAGTGAGATGGCCATCAAAGCTTTTGGTACTGTTGTAAAGAGAGCACGTGGACTAAACACAATCGACAAGGTATTAACATCACTGGGTAAGCAAGGATATGATGAAGTCATATTAATAGTTGGCTCTGATCGAGTCCAAAGCATGAAAAGTCTGGAAGCGTACACTGGCAAGTTCAAGTTAAAATCACTTACGGTATCATCTAAAGGATTGGATAGAGATCCAGATGCTGATGATGTAACCGGTATATCTGCGTCAAAAGCACGTGCATTAGCATTTGATGGCGATTTTGGTGGATTTTCTGATGCTATGCCAGCTGGATTAAACGAAAGACAAATTAAAAAAATATACCTTGCTATTCGCCGTGAAATAGGCAAACGTCGAAATAAAAGTGATCCAAAAACAAAGACAGCTAAGCCAACTGCTGGTTCAGCAATGCCGAGCAAGTTAAAACAAAAGGCATTGGGTGATAAAGAAAGAAATGACCTTATGACTAAAGGTCTGTTTGACCATGTTGAACATGATAACATACAAGAAAGAGTCATGACATTTCAGCAGCGCCGTGCAAAATCTAGACTCATGAAAAGACTTGCTGCTAGGATGCAGCGC